TATACCCAGTAATCGACCCCACTCCCATTGTACATTAGACTGACCAGCTTCACCAAGCCTTAAGCCACCAATGATACCAAAAGAAGTAGCTCTTTCTAAGTCATCACCACCATAGAAGAATCTAACTTGAGATTTATTTCTAACAGCAACAACATTCATATCTTTAATGTTTGTATTGTCAATGATATCTGAAATGAGCAATTGGATAGGCTTAGAAATTGTTTCAATCTCAACGTCACCAATTCTAGAAGTCCCTGCTACTGGTCTAAAACCATCTGGAGACAAGAACATAATGTCGCCACCGATTTCAACTACAGTGTCTGGAGCGATACAACCGATGTTTCTAGTAACGTCTTTAATGAGAAATGCACCAGTAGAATCAACATCAATCTTTTGGATAGAATTACTACCAAAAACATAGTTGGTGTCACGTTGGGGCTTTAGTTGCACCACTTCAGCAGAAGAAATCAACTGTCCTGCACCACTGGCACTAGTCCAATTGAAATAGACATTTGGGGCACTATGAGCTATCACTGATGGATTAGCATACTGATTAGCCATAAAGATATGATTCTGATAAACTGTTACCACAGCGGGCTTAGCTAGGGCTTGAGCACCACCTGCATGAGCAAGGTCAGCACCAGTGTCAGCTACATCAATATTACCCCAAGTTGTTCCATCGTATGTAATTGCATTGTTTACACCATCTACAAAAATAATCGTATTACCAACACCAAAATTAAATTGAGATGAACGAATTCTTGTAACTGTCCTGTAAGTATCTGTTGTGTTCATGGTAATTGGGAGTGTGATCGCATTCCAACCTACACCAGACTGAAACTTGTACCACTTGTAAGTTGTACCAGAAATAAGTTTCCTAGCAGCTAGATATTCTGTACTCCCTGCATTAGTAACAAAGATAGCAAGTCCTAGTATTGGACCCTCTGATACCCCTGTACCAACTTCACTGTAGTTCGCATCAAACTTGGTATAACCATTGATTCTACGATAACCACCAGCAAGTGATACTTCATAGTTCAAAAGCCTTGTGGCTGATCCAGGAAGCCTCTCACTCAAAAGGATGTGGTTTTCGTTAGAGTACAAACCCCCTTCACAAACGACCCTTTGAGTTGTAATTTTATCCGGCATTTACATACTTCCTATTTCTGTATCGGCTACCGAAGTTAACCATAGTACTTTCCATAGACTCATTGTCATTAATTAAGATAACTTTCATTCTCTTCAAGTCTTCCATAGCTTCATTCATCGAAGCATCGTACATCTCTCTATTACTACGGAATCTGTGCATATAGGGGGTAGCCATAGAGATAATAATATCATCGTAAGGAGTTGGGATAGAACAAATGTCATCATAGAGGTCTAGAATTTCTACGTCTTTGAAGTAACCGTAAGAGACTGTGTAAGCTTTGTCTGGATTAGGTGTAACACCAAATTTATTACCATTGGTCTTAAACACATGAGAAGGGGTTCTGACACCATCTACAGTGTTATCGAGGTCATTCATCTCAGATCTAAGTTGATATTCATCCCTATTCATCTTCCTGAGTTTAGTAGTGATCACTCCAAGAGTAGCGTCTTTTTGAATCTTGAAGGAGTCCCAGTCTGGAATCTTAAAGTCTGCAGGGAAAGCATATTCGACTGTGCCCTTAGTTAATACTTGAGTCGCTTCAAAGTAATTAAAAGGCCACTCAAAAGCATACCTGTTAATACGATTGATCGCCTTGTTAATGGAAGCTTTAGCATGTGCTTGGACGTTCCTTGTATTAGGAAAATCTACAGCGTTGATCGTGACTTCATTGAAATCAATCAACAGATCGTTTGTGAGATCGAGAAAAGTAGAAGACATAGATCATCCTATAAGTATAGTAATTACAAAAGTGGGAGAGGACCCGAAGATCCCCTCCCTTTAGTTTTACGAGCCTAGAGCGGCAAGACCTGGGAACTCACGACCAGAGATGTCAGCAAGAATTGCAAACACTCGGATCTTACCAGTAAGCACAGTGTCAGTCTGAGTGACAAAGAGCAGGTCAATGGTATCAGCAGTGGGCATAGGCACGACAACCTGTACACCAGTTGCAACGATAGCACCTACAACAGCCGCATCAAAATCCCAACCATCTACAAGACCATCAACATCACCACCGGTAATACCAATATCAATTGTAAGGTCAGCCGATGTGCCAGTCATAGCTGCAATGCATTCTGCACCGCCACCCAAAAGGATGGAACCTGCAGGGACATTAAGAACCTGAATAACGTCAGCTTGAGCAAGAGCGCTGCCCTTAGTTACAATTGCTTCGGCGAGGTCAACAACAGCATCAAGAACGTAAACGTGCTTCATACCATGAGCAGACTGAGTGGAACCATTACCCTCTAGGAGGGCCATATCTACAGTAGCCATTTTAAAATTCTCCTTTTAGGATTAGTTGATGCTGTAGTTTGCACGGACGAGGGCTTCAGGACGAATGATCTTACGACCATAGAGATGAAGACCACGAACGATATCAGCAAACGACTGCGTATCACGGAACTTTTCAGTCTTAGTGATCTGAGAAGCAGACGACACTGCACTATCATGACCAGCAACGATCACACCGTAGTGAGACGTAGAACCACCAGCAGTGGCAGTACCAGGACCTGTACCAACGGAAGGAAGGTTATTGGAAAGATAGACCTTGAAGCCACGAACCTTACCAGAGACCATACGGCCATTGGAAAGAGCTTCAGTGCCCTGATAGTCATGACTCATGAACTTGGAATCTTCATCCATAAGAACTTCAGCGAAGACTGGATCAACAACGATCCAACGGCCTTCCTTGTCTGCGTTCTTCTGGTCGAGGAGTCGGTTCATGCGGTTAAGGATAGCCAATGGGCTAGCATCGTAAGTACCGGAGACACCAGTCACGATGGACTTAGCATCAGTAGTACCGAGCATCACACCACGGTTGATCTTGTGAGCTGCAAGCAGTTCATCAGAATCAGCAGTAGTCTGAGCAGCAGTACCAACTGCAGTTGTACGAGCGGCCCAAACACCAGCGGACTTTTCAAAGCCTGACATGTAGCCGAGAATATCAGCATCATATGTATCAGCCAAACGATAAGCTGCACGGTCCTTAGCCATAGAAACCCAGTCTACGTGTGCATGGGCGTCTTCAATGTCATCCAGCTTGAATGCAAACGAATTCGCACGGTCGATGGTGAGAGTGAAGTCGCTGTCTTCGAGGTCCTGAGGAGTTACCTGAGTACCACGAGCATACGGAGAGACATTGATCTCTGGTTCACGGAGGATCTTAACAGTGTCACCAAAGTTAGAGATTTCCCCCATATAGTTGTTGTTAACGATATCCTCAGCTACCGAAGACTTACGGAACTGCTTGAGGACTTTCTTGGAATACATGGTGGGCGAAAACGCACCATTAGGTAGATTGCCGTAACCGGCTGCGGTTTGAAATGCCATTGTGTAATCTCCTATAATGACAATAGTATTGATTGTTTGTTTTGTCTCATATAGAAGAGGCCATCTAATCTGAGGTTGTCAATAGTTATTCATTTGCGCGACGAATAGTATTGAGGCTCTGATATGTGGGTAGTCTTACAATATTTATTCTACTAGTTACCTAGCAGCGCCAGAGATATCATACAAAAACTGACCATTGCGAATTGCTTCATCAATATCATCTTCGTATTTAGCGTATTCACGCTCTGACATTTTTTCTACTTGCGACTCGGAGAAAGTATGATCTCCTTTGCCTCTAGAAGAAGGGGCCGAAGAGCTATTAGTAGAGACGTACTCTGCTGCACTCTTTGGGTTGCCTCTATCCTTTGGCTTACTTTTCGTGTTAAGCACCTCTGCTTTATAAAGTTTAATAGCATCAGAGGCTTTTCTCCAATCGGTTCCATCTGGATCATAGAGTGTGTCTTTAATCCAACCAGAGCCGTCGATCTCTTTCTGGTCAACCCAGTTCAAGAATTCTGATGTGCCAGCGATCTTCTCAAAGAAGTCTGGATGAGCTCTAGCAAGATTCATTTTAGCTTCTCGCTTCTGAAGCTCTAGATCCTTCTTAGAATTAGATTTCTTCATTTCAACGATCTCACTCTTGAGCTTCTTAGCCTGTTCGAAGACCATTGTTTCCATCATCTTAGCGACCTTAGGGTAGGTAGAAACCCACTCCCTAAACTCGTTTTCATTGACTGGCATTTTAGTATCTTGATTACTTAGTGCAGTGATCTTTTCTTCAAGCTCAGTCTTATCTTGCCTTGCTTTGTTCTGAAGATCATTCATATAAGTTCTTAGATCACCATATCTCTTTTTCCAAGAGGCCTCTTCTTCAGTGGTGGTTGGAGTATTGTTGTCGAGTCCTTCTTCCCTCTCAACAACCTCCAGTTCATCATTTTCGAGAGAGTAGTCTTTACGATAAGGTGAACGGTTAGATTGAGTTGACATATATTATATTCTCCTATTAGGGGCTAAGCATTATTGCCTAGGTAGCCTATCTTAGTACATACCG